TGGGCGCACCAATGGCTTCTCGGTGTTCATCCACCGCTCGTCGATGCGCATGGCTATCTCGTTGAACTGCTCTCGCAGGGAGGCCATCTTGTCCTGCACCTCCTTGATGACGGAGGTGAGCTGGCCCTGCGTCCTATCGACGAAGGAGCCGGATGCGATGGACTGCGAGACGTTCCCCGAGCGCGACGGAGGCTGGATGGATTCCTTCTCCTCCTGGTCGCCCATGTACTGAAGGAGCCGCCACACATCTCCAGCGGCCGTGCCGGGCTCGACGCGGCGCAACTCCGTCCGCTCTGCCGTGGGGTCGCCCTGATACACGAGGTCCGGTCCTGGCACCTCGGTTGCGTTGATGATGTTCAGTGCGAACAGCGGCGAGTGCGCTATCTGCTCCAGGTAGTCCACGAGGAACTTCACGGTCTTGTTGCGGACCATGAGCGGACCCTTCAACTGCTCGAAGAGACCGTGGAACGCGCGGTCGTAGGTGTCGAGCATCTCGAAGGCCAACGGGACGACCTCCAACTCATGCATCCACCGGCGGAGGACCCTCACTTCGTTGGGGGATTGGTTCTGCCTGTAGCAGACTGCCTCCACGACTTCCTCGTTGTCGTAGTAGCAGACGAACAGCACCTCGTCCTTGTTGTCGCCGTCGGCGTTCAGCCCGAAGGCGGGATATTGGTTCGCGAGGACCCTCTCCTTCACTTCCTCGATGAGCAGCATCGAATGTAGGTCGCCGTCCCGCACATCCGGGAAACTGAAGCGCGGGTTGAGGATGGAGGCCTGCGGGTAAGGGGAGGAGTCGTTATAGTACGCGCCGAGTGCCATCATGCCCGAGCCGGCGAGGTCGAGGTAGAGCTGCCGCTCACGGCGGCGCATCTTGTTCACGACCCAGTAGCCCTCATTGATGGCTTCTCGAACGCGGGCCTGCTTCATGTGCCGGTCGGCCTCTCCGCGGGGGATGGCCTTGATGGAACCCCTGCCCTCAGACGCGAGCCGCGAGATGTCGTGCAGCGCGTTCTTGAACTTGTTCTCCACGTACGGGATGTCCGGGAGGTTGTCGTCCTCGGGGAACAGGCCCGACAGGTCGCCCCGATACAGCGAGTCGCCATCGACCATGCGGTTCTTGTGGTCACGGTATGCCTCGGGGTCGTAGTGGTAGTTGACCTGGGTCAGCAGATAGTCCTCGGTGACCCGGCCCTTGTACATGTCGAGGATCTTCGCCCTAGCCAACGGACACCTTCCTTTGCTCTTCCTGGCGAGCGGCCTTGGCCTTCTGCCAGTTCCGGTAGTTCTCATCCTGCACGTTCTTGCGATCCTTGATCTTGCGCATCCAGCTCCACCCGCCATCCGTCGAACCCCTGACATGTGTGGGCATGAGGTGCACCGGGGAGAGCTTCTTGAAGTTGAACTTCACGAACCAGAGCGCCATCAGGAGGTCGAATCCATCCTTCACGCCCTCGTACCACGTTAGCGCCTCGTTAGAGAGCAGGTCGCTCATGCGGCGACCCTCTTCATCCCCGTACGGCAGTGAGATGCGGGCGAACTCGAAGTCGCCCCCGAGCGACTGCACGCCGTATTCGCGTGTGTTCTTGTTCACGCCCGTGTGGTGGGGGACGAAGCGCACGCGGTCCTTCAACTCCACGAACCACGGGTCGTCGCGGAACCACGTCAGGAAGCCCGATTCCTCGAAGATGAGGTAGTCAGGCTTCACCGAAGAGATGATGCGGTCCACCTCAGCCTTCAGGTCGCGGATACCCGCCTTCATGCGGATGACCTCCGTGACGGCGAAGGCGAAATGTTCCCTGTCGTAAGCGAGGTCTCCGACGATGATGCCGTTGAACTTCGTCGGCGAAGGGTCGATGGACACCACCCGCACGATGGGGACGAACTGGTCCTGGGCGTGCTCTATCCGATGCCCTACCCGCGCGGGGCGATCGCGGTCTCGGCACGCTTCGATCCACTCCATCCGCACGAGCGCGGTTCCCTCCGGCATCGGCTCCTGCTGGAACAGACATGAGAACGGCGCATGCCCACCCACACGGGCGTAGGTCAGCATCAACTCGTCCCAGGAGTGGCGTTCCGGCCACAGTACGTGCTGTTTCTCCCAGTCCAGCACCGCGGGGTACTTCTCGACGTGCCAGAGCTTCTCCCCCTTCAGGGGGCCGACTTCCCATTCCTGCTTGCCGAGTTCCCCGTAGAGGTCGAACAGATGCACCCTCTGTCCGACGACGGCGATGCGCCCACCCGGCTTGTCGCCCTGCGGTTCAGCGCGGGTGAAAACCTGCTCCCGAAGGTGCTTCAGCTCACGGATACGGGCGACCTCGGACTCGGCCTGCTCCTGGTCGGTGGGGTCGTCCACGAACACGAAGTCGGCCTCACGTCCGAGAACCTGGCCGTTCATACCCCGGGACTCGACGGTGAACTGTGCGCCTCGTACCGTTTTCGTCCTTCCTAGTACGGTGAACGTACCGCTGTTGGGCTTCCACTTCTGGTCGCCCTCTTTCTCGGCCTTGAAGGCCCCGAACGCCTTGATGAGTTCGTCGTTGTGCTCCAACTGACCGGCGATCTCCAGCGCCCAGTTCTGCGCGAACTCATGTGTCTTGGATACGAGCAACACCTGGACGTTACGGTCGCGGCAGATGAGCCAGATGGGTATCCACACCATGAAGTAGGTGGACTTCGCGTGCCGGGGAGGCACGTTCAGCATCACGTTCCTGTGCTTCAGGAAGCTCTCGATCCATGGCCTCACATGGCGTGGCATGGAGGAAAAGCCAGAGAACTTGACGAAGAACTCCTCGAAGGCATCGGCGCTCCATTCCAAGAGGTGCTCGTAATCCCCACTCGCCACCCGGAAAGCACGTGCTTCGCGGTCTTCGTACTCCTTGAGCACCTGATATATGCGCTGCGGGGTCTTATCGACCGTTTCGGCGATACGTTTGACGGACCACCCCAGCCCACGGAGCTTGCGCACCTCCCGGGCGAGGTCGATGGTCTTGTAGGTGGAGGAACCGCCCGACTTCTGCCGCAGGCGGCGGCGTACCTGCCAGGCCTTCTGCTCAGCGGGGTCTAGGGCAGCGGGCATCAGGCAGCCCTACCGAGATCTAGGCCGAGGATGCGCTGGATAACGTCTATCTGGTACTCACTGAGTCCGTAGCCGCCCGTGGTGATGGTCCCCATTTCGGTCTGGTACTCCTCGCTCCATATCCCCGGGTCCTCGTGGCTCAGGCCGA